AACAAACATCCATTCTTTATTTTCCATAATACCTTGTACAAAGGCACCAGGCGCAGAGGGATCTGCAACAATATCAGCAGCAGTTGCTAATTTTAAATCATCTTGCACTAAGTTATAACCTTCTTTTGTTTGAATAACAGAACCTAAAGCTCTAGAAGAAACACCTAAACTTACGTCATTTTCAATAAGATTTTTTGCAATTGAACCATAAGGTGTTTCAAGAATTAGTGCTTTACCGTAAAAAGTATTACCATCTTCTTTTAAAGATATAATCTTATGAGACACTCTTTCAAGATTAAGTGTTGGAGTGTCTGGATGTCCTAATTCACCAAGAGCACGATTTGTGTTAATGTATTCTTCATTATAACGATCAACTTCTCGGCGAAGCGTGTCCATTTTATACATTCTGTTGTTGCGATTTACTGTGTCGCCAACAAGAAATGTACCTTCAATATAAAGATTTTTCTTACCGTTTTCTGAAATTTCAGTAAGGTATTTTACCTTCTCTATTGATTCTCTAATTAATTTCATATTACTGCTCCAGTATCTGGATCAATCGTGTATGTTGCTGTTTTACTTACTGTAACAACAAGTGTGCCGTCTGTGCCTGAATTTGTAAAATATAAATTGGCACCAGTGTTTGCGCCTGCAATTGATACGTCATAATGTGCAAAAGGAACATCATTTTGACCAAATAAAGCGAGAACTGGTTCACCAGTGGCATCATTGCCACGATAAACAATCCATTTACCATCAGTAGATGTTGTTATGTGTGAAATTTCAGCTGCGGCAACTAACTCTGTTGTTGTATTGGTTGACAACTGATTTAGATTAATCCGAGTAGCTGTGTTACCTGTAATTCGAATTACAGATTTGGATCTTTTAGAATTTGTAATTGTTGTTGGCATTTTATCTTAATCCCATTGCTGATCTTCTACGCAAAGACATTTTTCTTTTGATTAATGTTCTACGTAATTTAGCGCGTCTTGTTGTTTTCCATGATTGCTTTAATTTTCTTGCTTTACGGAGTCTTTCAGCTGCAGGTATTCTTTTAAGTGTGCTGCCGGCGACTCTATAACCTTTAATACCAGAACGTCTAACATTTTTTTGTACTACAATTTTACCTTTTTTATTTCGGCGTATTCTGCGCCGAATTTTTTGTATTCTGCCCATACGAATAATATTAGGATTTCTCCTAACCGCTTCATCATATACTTCAAATGTTTCTGATGAAACTATTTTTTTAACTTCTCCTAAACGAAGAGCAGCAATTTCATTAAGGCGATTGAATAGGTTTTGTTTTGCCTCAATAAAATTACCCTCTATGATTTGATTTATGAAACTCATTTTACTTTAGAAAAAGCGAAACTTGCTACTTTATTAAAGTGTTCTGGAGACTTATGAATCATATCAGATATTTTTTTCTTATTTTCATCATTTAAAGCTTTGTGCAGTTGTGTTACTGCTGATGCTGTAAAATGATCTACACTTTTTGTTTGACCATTACCAAATTTAATTTTTTGTGCTTGTTTGCCATCAACAATTTTGTGAAGTTGATCCATAACAGCTTCTTCTAACTCAACTTCTTCCGCTTGCACTATGCCCATTTTGTCGTCTTCAGTAGAATAAGGCACTGAAAAATACTTATTAAGTTTATCACTATAATATAAAGCAATTCTTGTTGAATCAGGATAAAGACGAATTGCTTTACGTTTTAAAACAAGAACAAATGGTGGATCAAACTTTGTTAGTTGTTCTTTTAATTCATCTTTTTCTTTTGGTTCTTCTCTTGAAAGAACTACACGATGCGCTCTATATTTTTTACCAGTTTCTGGTGAAACTTTATAATCTGAAGAATCAACAACTCCTTCATTAACCGAACGACGAGCTTGCGAAAAAATTTGTTTATTTGTTGTAAGCAAGTCTACCATTTTATTAAATAAGTTTTGTAGAATCATTCTATCGGCATTATTAAATACAGGTTTATCTTCTTGCATTTTATCAAGAATTTTATGTATTCTTTGTAACTGTGCCTTATTGGCCAAACCAGCACGAACAAGAGCATCAAACTTAGAATAGTCTGTTTTATCTTCTTCTAAAATTGGTTCTTGCCTAAATTCTACTAAACTTTTCATTCTGTTTCTTGAACTTCTACTGTTTCTTCAGCTTCAGAATTTTCTTGTTTTTCACCAAAAATATTAGAAGCCATTTGTTTCTTGTACTCGTCAAGTGCTTCAAAAGCCTTATTTGAAATTAAATTTTCTAAAGTTTCTTTTGCAGCAGCACTTTCACCCGCAACAAGTTGGTCGATAAATTGTCTTGTGTCCATATTACGCCTTTATTAATTATCTATTTATACCGACTGAATATTTTTCTACTTCGGAGTCTAATTGAGGTGTTGTTGATTCCGTTGGCACTCTATCTATTGTATTGTCTACATTTTCAACACTTGTATTTTGTTGATCATTTGCAGTTGTATTAAGAGTGCCATCTTCTTCCATTTCTTCACTCATTTGTTCAATTTCTTCATCAGTCATACGAAGAATATTTTTCTTTGCCCATGTTTGTGAAAAATATTTGCCAATATATGGATCTAAAAGTTGAAGCGTAGTAACTCTTTCACGAATTAATTCTGCCTCACGAAGTTCTGTAAAATTGTTATCTTTCTTGTAATCGTAATAAATGTCTTCTTTAAAATCATCCCATTCTTCTTGTGTACAAATACCTTTAAGCGTAAGTTGCACTTTAAGTGCTTGATCAAAAATTTGAGAGAACTTATTACGAAGGCGAATAACAAACTTAGCAAACTTTAATTCATCACGAGTAATTTCAGCAGAGCGGCCAAGAGATGCTAGACCACCGCCACCTTGAGAATCCATACGAGAATATGGAACATTTAATGACTGTAGAAGTTTTTTGCGAAAGTAATCAACATCTTCAATTTGACCAAGATTTTGACCAGCTGGTAATGTGGTAATTTCTGTGCCTTTGCCGCCTTCACGCCGTGGTAACCAAAAGTCTTCAAGCATCGACATATGCTTGCGATCATCACGCATTTCGCCAGTATTTGCATCATAAACCATTTTGTTACGGTATCTGACCATAATATCACGAAGATATTGTTCGGCTTTACCTTTTGGCAAATTACCAACATCAATGTAAAATACACGGCGTTCTGGTGCTCTTGATAAACGGTAAATAACAACTGCGTCTTCAATCATACGCAATTGATTTAATGGTTTGATTGCTTTGTGTAGATACGAAATAACAAATGTATTTTTGGCATCCATCAAACCAGAGTTCACATTAATTACAGAATCTGGCGCAATACGAAGACCTGCATTTACGCCTGCGGTATATGTTTGTGTTGTGGTTCCACGATCATTATATACATAATACTCGGCGATTGATTTAATCACCATAGCACCAGTTTTAATGTCTTTATCTTTTGCTACTTCACGCACCTTACGAATTTTGCGTGGATCAATATAGCGAAGTTCTTGTATGCCTTCTTTTGGATTACTATCGTTTACTATAATGTGAAAGTAAATTCTACCATCAATATACCAACGCTTGAACAAATCATCAGCAAGATTTGAAAAGTTCAACATTCTTTGAACGTTGTTAAACTCTTCAATAATTTTCTTTTTAATTGTTTCCGGTTGTTTTAGTTTATCTAAATTAATAGAAATAACATCGCCGCTACCATCATGTGTAATTGACTCATTAACAATATCATCAATTGCTTGTTCTAGTTCTGGATGATTTGACATTTCTCTATAACGAGTAATAAGTTCTAATTCATTGCGAACAGAACCTTCTAAGTCAACATAAGTGCCGTAATAGGCATTTTGTGTGATGGTAACAGCACCATCATCTAATGCGGGTGTTGGTAGTGCAAATGAGCGTTGCTCAGGTTTTTCGACCTGAGCAACATCTTTTTTACCAATTGTAAAACCAAAAAGGTTTATTGCCATTTATTTTCCATTCTAAAGAAAAGAGAAAAGGCCGAAGCCTTTCCTCTTAAAACACTTGATCGGCTATTGCTTCCCACCATTGATAGGTGAGTGTTACTGAAAACTCCTCAATAGTGTCATTTGAACCCCAATCAACATCAATTGGTGTAATGTCAGTTGGAAAAAGGCCAATAAACTTACATATTTTAAGTCTTCTGCCATCTTTACCATATTGAAAAACTTCTGCATCTTGTGTGTAACCTGTTGGTGTCAAAGCAGCTGCATTGCGAAGATTGGTACGATGTGTATTAATACCATTCATCCAACGCTCAAAAGCATTTCTTACTGCAAAGTCTTCATCGTTGATCACTGTAATTGTCCAATCAGCAAAAGTTCTATTGCCTGCAAATTTCAACTCACGGCCAAAATACTGAACAGGCACAACACCAACAGTAGAGCCCGGAAGTTGTGCTGTTTTACACATAAATGTTGTTTTTGATTGTGCATCTCCTGGTAATGAGTAACCAGGAAATGGTATAGATACTTCAAATAAATTGGGACGAGCACCGTCTCCAACCATTTGTGATCTAAACTGAGTTACGTTAAATGCCATGTTGTTTTTCTCCTGTTATCTCTATTTAGACTGCACGACCAACAATTTCTTCAAATGTCACACCACTTCTTACAGCAACAAAATTCAATTGAATAAAGTTAACTGAACGAGATGGTTTGATAAAAATGTCGCCAACAAATTCATTAGCATCAATTACTTGTTGAGTGTTATTTGTTTCGTCACAAACAACACGGAAGTCAGTAATGCCACGGCGACCTTGCACATCACGGAGAAATGGCTCAACTAAATTAACAAATTGTGCTCTTGTAAATTCGTCATTAAACTCAAATAAAGAAGAACGAGCAGCACGAGAAATTGATTTTTCAAGAACGGTAAACAAACGACGGACATTAATACGATCAAATGCTGATGGGCGATCTAATAATGTTTTATCGCCAAATAACACTGTGCCTTCGCCTTGAAATGTCACGACAGGATTTACGCCAGAATTATACAAAGAATCACGGTTTGCTTTAGTTGGATTCCAAGCAAGTTTAATAACATTACGAATTACACCACGACTTGTACCTGCTGGTGAGAACCAAGGATCACGTTCAAGATCCGTACGAGCGCAAAGACCTGCAATGTCGCCATTTAGTGGCACCCAACGATATACATCGTTGTATTTGTCATATTGATATTTCCAGCCAGAATCCATCACAGCATATGAAGATGATGGCAATGTATTACGGAAGGCAAGAATATCAGTTGTTTCTTGGCCTGAATTATCAACACAATCTGCTTTTTCTGGCGATATAAACACCACACAATCTTTGCGTGTTTCTGCAAGAGTAATAGCATTTTCAACTGTTGCTTCAACTGCTGGGCCAGTGATAATAAGCGATACATCCTCAGAATCTGGATTAGCAACTTTGTTTAGAGCAGATTGAAGATTGCCTGCAGTTATAGAGCCGTTGGCGCCATTAGCAAGAGAGGAACTAATTCTTGTTGCTAGTAATGTGTACGATGAATTGACCGTACCCCAATTTGTTGAATCTGGATGTGATAACCACCAAATAAATTTCGATCTTTGTTCAATTACTTCTTTATAGAACAATGTTGAACCATCAAAACTTTTAGCATCAGGTGCCTTAGAGACAAATGCAAACTTTTCAAGAACTGTATTTGCTGTACCAGTAAATTTACCATCTTCGTCAACAATGATGATATGCAATTCATCATTAGCGTAAGCACCTCTAGAATTTAAAATATATGTCGAAGTATTTGGTGCTGATGTGAACGAACCCGAAAATGCCCAACCAGTGTATGTGTTAGAATCAGCAACTTCAACACGAAGTGAATTACCTAAATCGCCAGGGCATCTAGCAGCAAAACGACCAAATGTGTTTGCACCACCAGTGTGATTATCTAAGTAATCGTCTTCATTTTCAATTAAAACACCAGCACCAGCTGAAGTGGCATTTAATGTTGATGCCGAGTTAGCTGCGCGAACAACCCGAAGATTGTTTGAGTAAGCTAAAAAGTTTGCGGATGAGAACCAATGTTCATAGTTATTATTATCTGGTTTTCCAAATCTATCCGCCAATTGAACTTCATCTGAAATCGTTACGACCTCATTGACTGGACCCCAGGCAAAAATTCCGGCAAATGCGCCAATAGATGTGGCGACTGAAGGCACAACGCTAGTCAGATCAACTTCTGATACGTTTACGCCAGGTGAAAGCTGAAACGCCATGGATTTCTCCTCTTGTTATAAGTATGAATCAATTACTTGATTCTCTATTTAGTATTTTCACAACCTAGAAGGTAAATAACCCGCTGGTGGTGTTTTTTCTTGTGTATCATAATTTCCCCATACATCTTTTCCATCAATTATAACTTCTTCTTGTTGCCCATCATTAATAAAACCGACTGGTAACATATCTTCTTCAATTTGTTTGATTCTTTGTTCATAAACCGCTTTACGAAGGTTTACATCCGTAATTTCTCTAAAATATGGATTTGTTGTTAACCATCCAAAAAGAACTAACGGCATTACCAAGTCATCATGGTATCCTTCATCAGCTGCGTAAGACCCTCTAGACTCAATAAATGTGGAAATTTCTGATATAATATCTGCATCAAACACTAATAATTTTTTCTCCTCTAACAAAGACTTAAAGTTAAAACAACCTATTCGTTTAACTCTTTTATCAGTTGAAACACCAAGTTGTGTTTTGCCTGCACCGGCAAAACCACCTGAAACTTTTTGACCTTTTGAATCTCTTTGAACAAATAAAATGTTTTCATATTCATATTCTTGATATAAAATATGAGCAACTTGCTCTGAAGAATTTACCTCAACAAGCACATAAGCATTATTGTAATCTAATGCTGCTCTGTAAATAACAGATGGATATAACATCGGTGCTATTTGATTATCTCTATATTTAGCAACCACTTTATAAGGCACTTCAGTAATATCAACAATTACAAATGCAGAATAGTCGCCACCAACACCTTTAGCTGTATCTGCAACAACAATATATGAATGACCTTTTTCAGGCATTTCAAAAATGTCTAAACCATCTTTTTGATAGATTGGTTCGTTATAAGACATTTGTTCAATAACATCAGCACGAATAAGTGTAAGTGAAGAGCCAAGAAATTTACAAAGAACTTCTTGATTATATTTGACATCGCCAAGAACTTTACGTTGTTCATCTGCCCATTTTTCATCTCGACCAGGAATCTTCCAATATGGAATAAACAACGATGTAAATCCGTTTCGACCATTCTCCGCATCATTCCAAAACTTCCAAAAATGATTATAACCAAGTGGTGTAGAAGTAATGAGAATTTTAGTTGTTTGACCAGCAGAAACAACAGGATATACCGAAGTAAAAAATGCATCAGCAACGTTGTTTGGAATAATTGCTGCTTCGTCAATGTACAATAAGTTTACAGATTTAGAACGAATACCAGCAGGAGTTGTTGCAGCAGTAAAAACTTTAGAACCATTTTCTAACTCTACATCGCCTTTGTTCCAAGTTTTGACACCTTGTTGCATCCAAAGTGGAAGATTTTCATACATTAACTGATAGCGTGATAAGATTTCACGAGCAGTTTTATCTTTGTTGGCAAGAATAGCAACATTTTTATCGCCTTGAAATAATGTATACCAAAGAATGTATGCAGCTGCTGTGGTGGTTTTACCTGCCTGCCGTGACTCCATAATGATAACACGGCGTTCTTTGTGAATTAGATCAATCTTTTCTTTTTGACAATCGTATAACTTAAACTTTTGAATACCATGATCAAGCGTAACAATGTAACAATAATTATCAACAAAATAAATTGGATCTTCAGTACATTTTTTGTACTCAAGAATGTTTTCTTCGGTAAATGGTATTGTAACGCCAATCTTTTTTAGACTAGCGTTACCAAGATAATTTTCAATCATTACTTAGTGAAGCTGCGAAGCATCCAACCTTGCTTTTGATGTTTATCTAAAATATCTTGTAGAAAGTTACTAACGGCAGGTTCATTTGCTAGCTCAGCTACTGCGATACCAGCGCGAAGATGAATCATATAACGTTCATTATCATCTCTTAAATTAGCCATCATATTGAGAGCACTAGGTATTAATTCTGAGTTTGGAATGTCAGATAGTTCTAACATTCTTGGTAAAGATGTTGGTGCATAAACATCAAGAGCACGAATGTGTTCAGCGATTGTGTCTACATTATTGAAAACAGATTGATAGAAATTACCAAGAAAATCGTGGTATTGAGCAAAATCTGGACCCTCAACGTTCCAATGATATGTGTGAGCTTTAAAATATAAACCAAAAGTTGTGCCTAAAATAACTTTCATTTGTTCAATTAATTTTTCCATTTTAATCCTACTTATTTGCCTTAATGAGTTTCATTAATTCTGCGGTAGAGCCAACAAAAACAGCTTTATCAACATTAACTCCATTTGAAGATGTTTTATCTACAACTAAATCTTTTTTTCTTTTTTGTACTTCTAGTAAATCTTTATTTAGATCCGATAAATTTTTTATCATGTTGGCGGCAACTTCATATGCTCTTGGAGACTCAGAGTGTTTTGCAACTTGTAATAAATCTTCAATGGCAAAACCGCCTTTTTGAATTAACTCACGAATATTTTTACGAGCAAACTCAGCATCAGATTCTATTACATTGGTTTCTTCAGTAGGCACAATTTCTTGTTTAATAGTTTTAACTTCAATTGGCTCAACATTAAATATTTCAGATAATTTTTCGTTTATTTTTTTCATGTTACATTAGGCCAATATGTAATAGTTTCATTAAATCCAAAAGCATCATCTGGATCAGCAGTGTTTGGCAATGGTGTTGTTATAATTTGCACTTGTTTTAATGGTGTAGAATCTAAAGTTGAAATTGTAAATGAGGCATTACTTAAATCACCAACAACTTTGTCTCCAACTTCAAGATATTTGTTTAAGTTACCAACAATTAAAGTGCCTGTATTACTATTACTAAAATAAAGAACTTTGCCTGTTAATTGACGATCATCTACACGAATAGTTTCAGACCTTTGAAACTGTGAAGTCCCATTTGCAAAATCAACGTAAACAACTTGTCCATCTAAATTTTGTGGTTCAATAAAAATATTTGTATTTGCTTGACGAATAACATCACCAGATTTAATTGGTGGCCAAATAAATCCTTTAACAGTAAATGATAAATCCCAAAGAATTAATCTTGTGCTTAACATGTCTCCTTCATAATCAATAGAAGATGATACTGAATTAAGTATAATTGGTAAATCATACTTTTTATTCATATTAGGAATAAAATCAACAGTTACAGTAAAATCTGGTGTAAAAAATGGTAATATTTGTTCAAGTATTTGTGTGCCATCTTCAGTATTTCTTACATAGATTGATAAAGAAAATTCATAGTTATATGGAATTGGAGCGTATTGAGTTTTAAGTCCAGTTGAAGTATTTGCCGAAAAATTTTGTATGGTTGTTATTTGTTTACGAGTCGGATCATAAGATAAACCATCTAAATTAAATGAAATTCTTGGTACAAGTGTAGCGATTGATTTTGTTAAAGATGGATCAGAAGTAATACGAGTGATGTATTTTTCTTTTGCACCATAGGATAATGGTACTTTAAAATATTCTTTTTTTACGCCACTTTGAGTTGTTCTTGTAACAACAAGATCATTAAATAAAGTACCAAAAGCTACTACAACTTTTCGTATTGTACGATGGCTAAAAAACTCATTACCTAACATTATGTTTCACCAAATGGATTGGTTTCTGTCCAATCAAGAATGCTATCACTTTCTGTTTGTATACGGTTATTGTCTACAATATCTTCAAACGCATCATTCATTGTCGCTGTATCTGATACAACATTTGCTGTCCAAACAGCACCAGAACTTTCACCAATTACATTTGCTGAAGTAAATGTTCCTTGAACATGAATAATGTTAACATATTTACTTGCGCTAATAACATCGGAGCTTTGCACAATAGCTTGTGCATTTGCCGCAGCAAGACTTGTACCTTGATAAACTATTTCACCATTAGCATAATGACCAGAGCCAGTTGTTAATGTAATTTTTGTACGACTGTAATTGTCACGAATTTGCTCATCAATTTCAAAAACACCAGTTTCAACAATTTCATTTGAAAATACAAATTGTTTTAGTTTAAGAGCATAAACATAAACATTTCCACCTCGGCCGCGACCAAGTGTATAAAACATTGCTTGATCATTTTCATGTTCTACGAAGATAATTTCAAAAAAATTCTTTAAAAGAGGAATATAAATTAAATCACCTTCTCTTGGTCTTTCTAAATCTGACGGAGAAGTTGCATATTGAAATCTTCTGCGAGAAACCAACACCGATATTTCATCACGAATTTCTAAACCAAATTTAGAAATAAAATCACCCTCACCATCCATACCTGTCACATTTTCAAGATACATTTCGATTGGATGTGCAGTTACATATTCTTTAAGAGTATCTTCTCCATAAATATAATCAATTTCATTATTTGCTCGAACAGTTCTTGGCAAATAATAAACATCCATGCCATAAATTTGTAAAGCTTCAATAACCAAATCTTCAACAAGAAGTTGTTCTTGTGTTATTTGATTTTGAGGAAAATTATTGAAATAAAGATTAGTGGCCACAAATTATCCCGACAAGATTTCACTAGGCATACTAGTTGAATTATACATTTGTTCTTCTAAGTTTTTAATTTCTTCTATAGCCTCATCATAAATTTGTTGACCATTAAGAGTTACACCACCTGGCATTTGAATACCAGCAAACTTTTTAAGATTGGAGCCCCATTGCATTTTAATTTTTGCAGTGGCATATGCTTTTAAAAAACGATTATCAAAAACATCAGTTAAACCAGTTACTGTCATTGTTGCTGTTGCATTTGATGCCGCTGGCGCTGTCGTAAGTGTAATATTTGTTGGTGAATTAATTGTTCTAACTTGAAGTGATTCATCACCAAAATTTACAAAATCATTTTCAACAATTTCTTGGTCAAATTTTGTTCCTGTGCCTATGACTGTTGTATTACCAGAAACAAGGTTTACTGTGCCAGTTAAATTAACAAGTTCTGGATTCATTTTACGATAACACTCAATAATTACATAGTCACCAACTTCTACATCTCTTTCCCAATCAATATCTAAAAACACTTTGTTTTGCACTCGATTAAAACGAAATTGTGGTTTTCCAGAAAAAAGAAGATTTAAAGTTTGTATGTGTTGCATTGTAATTTCATAAGACACATAAGAAACTGAAGTAAAGTCATATAAATCATGCAGTCTTAGTTGATATCTAAGATCAAACATGTTAACTGATGAATTTGAATCGTCAAACGGTAAAACACCAATAACAAAAAGAACCGCATCGGGAGCATAAATCCAACGGCGGTCAATGTCAGTTTGAGTAATTTTATGCTTCATAAAGAGTTTTTCTGTACCATCATAGTGGTAATCATAGAAAAAACTCAAGGCATCATCAATACGATCATCAACTTGATCGTCATCTACATTAATATCAATAACTGGCCAACCTAATCTTCTAAGACAATAATCTTTAAACTGTAATCTTGTTGTTGGAGCAGCCATAAAAATCCTTCGTTTATCGTGTATTTATCTCACAAATACTTTAGAACTTCTGCCGGTTTTACAAAAGCCTCCTCTCTATAATCACATTGTTCCCATAACCAAAATTGTTTTTCACGCAAATACGAACGATCTTTTAATAAATTAATATTTTCCGAATGACCAAATATTAAAGGATCAGACTGTCCAAAAAGCACAATACCTGGTTTGTTAGAATTCCAAGCTAAATGTTGAAAAAAACTATCAACTGAAATCCATATTCGACATTCGTTTATGAGGTTTCGCAACTCAGTAATTGATAAATTTTTACGAAAATTTTCAACTAATTGCTCTTCACCATCGATGCCAACTTGTATGATTGGTTCTTGAATAAGAGATATTAATTCTTTCCAATATGGATAATTTTTTGGATTTTTTTTACCATCTCTAAGTTCTTTTGAGTATGGAGAAATAATAATCATTTTACACCATACATCTTTCTGAAAGCTTTCTCTAAAGAATTTTTCCAATTCCATTGATCCATTTTTTTGTAAATACTGTAACAATCTAAATCACCAAAAAGTCTCATAGCATCATCGATGCTTCTGCCTGGAACTATTTCAGGATAACACGAAAATACTGCAGCATTTTTTATTAATGGTAAAACACTAGTAAACACCAAATGATCGCCCATGCCAGAGTTTAAAACAACGATTGTTTTATCTTTATACTCTAAATGATTTCTAAAAATATATTCATCATGGTCAAACATATCCTTTTGAAATGTTCTAATGCCACCATTTCGATTTCTTAAATGCCAAGTTACTGTATTTGGTATAACAAGAAGTTTATATCCTTTTTGTTTTAAACCAAAAGTAAAAAGTGTTTCTTCTCGGTGAGCAACCTGAGATAAACCTAAATTGTAGTCATGTATTCCAGCACGATATAAAAATGAACAATGTAAATGATCTACTTCTTTTATATCTTTAATATAATCCCATTGAATATTTTGTTCATCAATATCGTCAATCTTACCAGTTGAATTTAATCCTTTAATAAATGGCGGTGTTAGTACAGAACCACCAACAGCACCAACATCTGATGCGGTATGTTTATATAAATTTTCTAAAACATTTGAATCAGCTATAGTATCATCATCTAAACGCCAAACCCATTCATAATCCATGGTATTGGCCATTTGATGATTAAAATGTTGGCCTTTTTTCTGACCAAAAATAACTTGCCATTCGATATTTTTTTCATCCAACATACGAAAAAGATATTCATAGTGTTGTATTTCTCTTATATCTTTTGGTTGTTCATTATCATCAAAAATAACCAACTTATTTGGTTTTAAAGTTTGTGTTATAACTGATTGAATTGCCATTGGCAAAGTTGTGTCATATCGGCCTCTGGTCGAAATAGAACATAATATGTTGGTCATTTAAAAGCTTCCACTGTCAAAAACAAATGATGTGTTTCATTCATAACATATTTAGATGCAGGTCGAACACGGTTAACTGTTTGAAAACCAGCCCAACCAAGATTTGCTCTTAATTGTGTTTCAGTAAATAAAAATTTATGTGTTTGGCCTGGTATCCACGCATGAGCAAAAAAATGTCCGTATAAAAGAATACGCCACTGTTCAATATCCATGCCGGTTGCTGGATTACCTTCAACAAATGATCGGCAAGTTTCTAAAAAGTCTGGCGTTTCAAGATATAATTTGCCGCCAGGTTTTAACACACGATACCACTCTTTGAGAACCTCTTGTATTTCAAAAAAATGAAAATGTTCAATGATATGAAACGCTTTAATTTCATCAACAGTATTGTCATCATATGGTAGTTTTTGTACATCAAGACGAACATCGCATTTAGCATCTTCAGGTGCATATAAATCAATGTTAATATAATTTTCATCATAATCATGGCCGCAGGCCAAATGTAATTTTAAAGATGGTAATTGTTGATGTTTTTGCCAAAATAAATTCATTTTTGAGGCACCTTTAGATGCTTCAGTATTGTTTCTAACCAAATAACGAATAGTAATTTCTGAATCCTTAAAGAACACATGGCCTTTTTCATATAATCTTAACCACATATCCCAATCTTCAACACTGTTTATTGTATCATCAAATTTTGTATCTAAAAAACACCGTGCATTAGCAACTACACTTGATATCCAAATAAAATTGTTGTGTCTTAATTGTTTACCAATAAATGTATGTGGCACAACAATATTATAAGGAAAAAGAACATTGCCGTTTTCATCACAAAATTGCGGTGTTGAATAAACAACATTACAGTTTTGTGTTTGTAAAGTTTCTAAGGCTCTTTGTAAATGATTTGGAAACCAAACATCATCTGAATCTAAAAATGCAATGTAATCGCAACCAACAGCAAGCGCAGATTCAATTGCTCGATTTCTTGCGTAAGCTTGTCCTTTATTTTGTTCGCCTTTAATGTAAACTAAAGATGTGTTTGCAAATAAAAGTTCTTGTAATCCTTTTTCTACACCATCAGTTGAACAATCATCGTATATATAATGAACAACATTTCCCATATTTTGTGTTTTAACAGAATTAATGGCATGAAAAATATGTTCAATATCATTGTATAATGGTGTTATAATGCCTATTTTAAGGTGATTCATATTTTTTTCTTTTTTCCAATCTTGATTATACTTAGTTGCAACTCTAATTGCATTCTTTAAAAATATTTCTTTCCAATTAGGCACTAATTTATTATCGTGAACTGTGCCTTCGCCAAGATGATAGATTGGAAATGAACCAGTAAAGTATTTTTTATTAAGTTTTATTTTACTTGAAACTTCGACAACTTCAAAACCCGCAGCCTCAGTTAAAATACAAAACTCCATATCTTCACCAGAGCCTGTGCCATATTCTTCATTAAGTAAACCAATTGTGTCAAAAACTTTACGATCAATCATTACACAAAAAAATACCGCAAAATCTTTTTGCATTACTCGTGAGTATTCTTTTACCACACAAGTTATACCACATTTTGAATTATCAAAGCCAGATGCTAATAAATTTAACCAAGTATTTTTTTCTTGATTTAAAAATTTAGTATCGTTATTGAGAAGAATTATTTTTTCACCAGAAGAAGCTAAAATACCAAGATTTGTAGCTTTTGGATAACCAAGTGGTTCATCAGACCAAATCACTTTTAG